GGTGCCCTGGCGCTCGTTGGCGACCACCGTTTCCAGCGTGCTCAGGCTGGCCGATGTGCTGCCCACCCGTGCATCCAGGCTGGAAAAACGTTCGGCGGTGGCCAGCTTTTCGCTGGTGAAGGCCTTGCGCTGCTCGACGATATCGCTGCGCGCGCCCCAGCCCGCGAGGGCATCGGCAAGTTCACCTTCGGCATCCACGTCGCGCCAGGCCGAACGCAGCGCTTGCAGGCTGGTCGCCTGGGCCGTCAGCACATCGCCCAGTTGCTCGATGGCGCTGGTGTTGTGTTGCAACTGGCTGGCCATGGCACCGGTGCTCGCGGCGCTGCCACCGATGTCCAGCCAGTACAGGGCATTGGGCGGCGCATGGCTGCCGTCCGCAGCACCCGGCACGTCGACCAGCGCGCTGTAGAGGCGCTGCCCGTGGCGCACGCTGTCGTTCTGCCGATAGTCGTGGGTCGCGACGTATTCCAGCGGGTCGCTGAGTCCCTCGATCACCTCCTGCAGCGCCTCGCGGCTGGCCTCGATGCGTCCGCTCACCGACTCGGGCCCGTCGCCGGAAATCTTCTCGATCTCCTCGCGCAGGTGCTGGCCCAGTTCGCTCTGGCCGATCTGGCCGCTGATCAGGTCGAGAATCGGCCCGGCATCGGCGCCCGAGCGCCCGAGGATCCAGGTGCTCCAGGGTCCTGTATTGCCGCTGCGGTCGGCCAGGCGCGCGCGGAAGTAGCGGCTCACGCCACCGGCCATGCCGCTCTTCAGGTAGGTCTGCGCCGGATAGGCCACCATCGACAGTTGCACCGGGTCTTCGCCACTGCCGAGCACGGACTCCTGGATCTCGGTATAGAAGGTGTCCTGCGCACCGGCCGGGAAACTCCAGCCCAGGCGAATGCCGAACACCTCCGGAGCGGCCGTGAAGCTCGCCAGCGCAGGCGGTTCGCCGCGCTTGCCTTCGAGCCGGACAGGTTCGGACAGCGCCCAGATCGAGGTCACCCCGGTCACGCCGGTGGCCGCCACCCGTGCCGTATAGGTTCCGCTTTAGATGCCCTGGACCTCGATGGCCGTGGTGTAGCTGATCCCGGCATGGATCCAGTCGCCGGAGTCGCGGCGCCACCAGACCTGGTAGCTCTGCGCGCCGCGCGGCGCCTCCCAGGTGATGCGCAGGGTGGCGACGTTGAGGCCCTGGTTGACCGCGTCGAAGGCTTCCAGGCCGATGTTGCCCGGTGCGGCCTGGACCGACGCCGGCAACACGCTGGTGGGCGGCGCGACGATCTGCGCGCCATCGTCGATGGCGGCGAACTTGCCCGGATGATGGGCCACCGCCACCAGGTCGTATTGCAGCTTGTCGTCGCCGAAGTTCTCGGTGATCGCCAGCACCCGGTAGGTTTCCGCCACCAGCTCGGCGGTTTCGATGGCGTACACCGAGTCCTTCACCGGCACCGCGTCGAAGGCCTGGGTGACGCTGATCTGCCGGCCGTCTACCGCGCGGATCACCCGGGTCTGCGCAAGTCCGCTGGGCAGTACCACCACCAGGGTGTCGCCCGCGGCCGCGACCACGTCGTTGTCGACCGTGACGCTGCTGGCACTGGCCTGGCGCAGGCGGCCACCGATGGAGCGACCGGCATAGTGCTCGTCGGCCACGCGGATGATGTCGCCGGGACGGACGATGGTGCCATCCAGGCCGACGCTGAAACTGACGGTCTGGGTTTCCAGGCGGTTGGTCTGCAGGATGTACTTGCCGGCCCGTTGCGCCTGGCCCTGGGACACGCAGCCGAAGGCGGTGATCTCGGTTTCGCGCACGCCGTAGCGGGCGATCGACTGCGGGTCCTGGACGTACTCGACGCGCTGGTTGCCGAAGTTCTCGCGATCGCTCCAGGCCACCTTGGCCACGCTGAAGCGGGTGGCGACGCTGGAGCCGGCGCGGCTGAACCTGCCGTCGATGACGTTGGCGTTGGTGTAGGTGTACACCGGGTCGCCGGGCATGTCGGCGGAACAGGCGACCTCGCTGCCGGCGTAGTAGCTCATGCCGCGGAACACGCTGGCCATGTCCTGCAGGACCGCCAGGGCGTCAGCCCGCGCCTGCAGGTACAGGTTGCAGGTGAAGCGCGGCTCCAGGCCACCCTTGCCGTCGCTGACCATCTCGTCGCAGTAGCGGGCGATCTGGTACAGGCCCCACTTGTCCACCTGGCTGGCGCTGATGAAACGGCCCAGGCCATAGCGGTCGTTGAGCACGATATCGCGCCAGATCCACGGCGGACAGTCGGTCCAGGCCGACTTGAAGGTGCCGTCCCAGTTGCCGCTGTAGCTGCGCGACGCCGGGTCGTAGTTGCTCGGCACCTGGACGATGCGCCCGCGGATCCGGTAGGCCCGCTCCGGCACCGCGGAGAACTGGCTGGCGTCGATCTTCAGGCCGCACAGCGCGGTGTACGGGTACTGCAGCCTGGCGTCGATGATCTCGGTGTAGGTGCCCACCGAAGTACTTGCGCGGATGCTCGAAGTGCTCGGGTCCGGGGTGATGCGCCGCACGCGCAGGCGCCAGCCGTTCTCGGCCGGTGGCAACTCGATGCGGTGGGAGCGCTGGTAGCCCGAGGTGGTCTTGCCAGTGAAGGCGCCCTTGAGCACGGTCTGGTAATCGCCATCGTCGGTGGACAGGTCGATCTCGTAGGCGACGGTGTAGCCCACCGTGTCGCCATTGCTGTAGGTCTGCGCCAGTACGCCGACGGCAAGCTGGATACGAACCGCCGACAGCTCGGTATTGCTGAAGGACTGCACCCACGGCTGGCTGTACTTGAGCTCGACCCCGACCGAGGTCTGCGACTCGACGGCGGGGAAGCCGGCGATAGGGTCCTGGTCGTGTTCGCCGGGACGCTGCTCCCAGGTCACGCCGCTGAAGTTGAGACTGCCGTCGCTGTTGGCCAGCGGCGTCTTGTCCAGGTAGATGGAGCGGGCGCCGTCGACCAGGCCGACGATCGGCCCCTCGCTGATCCCGTCGAGGATGTTGGCGTAGCTGACGTTGACCAGGCTGTTCGGACTTTCCACGGGCGTGCGTGGTTTCGAGGCGCCCTTGGCGCCACGGATGGACGTGTCGATCATGGCAAACCTCTATTGCTGGTCTTCGGCGTAGATGCCGAGGGAAAGCTGGGCGGAACCGACGGTCATCTCGCCGTAGCACAGCGGTACCGGGTTGCCCTGGGTGATGGTGTTCCTGATCCCGGAGAAGTTGTAGCTGGGGCGGTTGTCCACGGCTTCGCCGCTGTCGATCTTCGGCGGCGTGCCGGTCATCATCTGCGCCACGCCACCAAGGGCGAGGGACACACCGAACATGCCGACCGCAGCCCAGCCAGCGGAAGCGGTACCGAACAGGCTCGCTCCACCCGCCGCAAGGCCGCCAGTGAAGTAGCTGGCCACCGCGATCAGGACGATGCCGATGACCGTCTGCAACCCGCCCTCGCTCTTGCTGCCCCGGACCACCGGGGCGATGCGGATTTCCGCGCCCCCCGGCGGATGGAGCAGCTCGTCCTGGCCGATATTGCGTTTGCCGTAGAACACCGCGAAGGCCAGGCCGCGGTCCTTCGACTCCTCGAGAAACTGGGTGAAACCCTGGTGCAGCACGCTCAGGGCGCGAACCGCCTCGGCGGCGGAATCGACCGCCAGCCGATGCACCCGACCGAAACGGGTACCGAGCTTGCCGTACAGGCGAATGGTGCGCATGCGCTCAGCCATACGGAGAATCCTTGTGTCTGATGTAGTACCGCGCCATTTCCCGCCAGAAGCCGCCGAAGACGTCGCGCTTCGAGTCGCGGCCATAGAGGTGGTGGAGAATGCCGCCCGGTACCGGGTGAAGGTCGGGTTCGCTGGCGAGACGGCCATCGGCCAGGTAGATCCCGGCGTGATTGGCCTTCTCGGAGCGCACCTGCATGATGATCACGTCGCCCTGGCGCAGGTCGCCGGGGTCCACCGGGTGAAAACCGGCGCCGATGAAGTTGTCGGCGTAGAGGTCCTGGCCACGGTTCCACCAGCCGTCTTCGCGTTCGTAGTCCGGGAGCGTGATGCCCAGCTCGCGCTGGTAGTAGTCGCGGATCAGGGTGTAGCAATCCAGCACGCCGTGGTGGAACGCGCGCCCCACCAGCGGTGCCTGGTAGCCATCGGGCTGGTGCAGCAGGTGCGCGACCGGCTCGCCCTGGCGCACCTCGATGACGATCCACGGCAAGCCGGTGGCCTCCATCGAGGCGCGGTCGGCACCGCTGAGGCGGGCGGACTGGCCGGGGTGGCTGTGCACCACGGCGACCACCCTGCCCCGCTCCTCCGCGGCGGCCCAGTCGGGGGCGGCGATCCGAAAGTCCTGGGTCGGGGTTGCCGCGCTGTTGGGCATCGCCAGGTAGTTCAGCCTGCGACCACAACGCACCAGCAACCCGCAACATTCTTCCGGGGCCCGCTCGCGGGCATGGGTGTACATGGCGTCGAGGACGCCCTGCGAGAGTTCCATGATCTGTCCCTCAGTTGCCGGCGGAGGGAAAACTGCCGTAGCGCAACGGCTGGTTCGCGCCGAAGCGCAGCTTGCAGCCGGTCAGCGTGCCGGAACACAGGTCCTGGGCAGGGTCCGCCACCGCCACGTCCTTGTCGTTGAAATAACCCGAGCCGGTGTAGCCGCAATACACCCCGCGATAGCCACCGACGGTCAGCCACTGGCAGCAGTTGGCGACGACCTGGCGCCCCGGCAACTTGCGGTCGGAAGCGATCAGCGGCGACTTGAGGACGAACACCGCCTGGCTCGCGTCGGCCATCTGCTTCTGGTCGATGCTGTAGACGTCGTCGACGAAGTGCTCGGCGGGATCCGCCTCGGGATTGCCCTCGGCGAAATTCGCCGCGTCGAGAAAACGCCCCAGGGTACGGTGGCGCACCAGCCTGGCATCGATCAGGTCGTCGTACAGCCGGCACAGCGCGGTCACCAGCCCGGAGACGTTGCCCACCGACAGCGTCGGGCTGTTCTGCTGGCCCTCGCCGGTCATGCCCATGCCGTCCACCTTGATCGGCCAGGGCGAATATTCCTGCCCCTGCCAATGGATCGGGCCAACCTGGGTGTAGCCATGGAAACGATAGACATCGCCGCCCTGGGCATTCAGGTCGAGTTCGAACAGTTCGACGTACTGGCCCGGCGAGAGCGTCTGGATCTCTTCATAGATGCTGTCGGCCATCAGTTCGCTCCGAAGTGTTGCTCGAAGGTCGCGGTCAGGGTGTAGAGGCCGGCGCCATGGGGCGTGGCGCCCCAGGTCGCGCAGGTGTACAGCCCCGGCTGCCCCAGCGGCGGGGTCCAGGTGAATGGCATGAAGCCCTTGTGGCTGCGCAGGAATCCGAGGATCGCCTGGACATGGGCTTCGTCGCCGCGGAAGGTCAGCGGCCAGCGCTGAACTTCATTGTTGATGCCGTCACCGGCGACCTGCCGGTAACCGTTGCCGAACTGCGCGGCACGCACGCGAAAGCTGCCCGTGCCGGTCGGCTCGATGTACGGACTCCAGTCAAAGACCTGTGTCATCACATCCTCCCGTTGATCGCGCGGCGGATATTCCCTTGCGGTGCCAGGGAACGCGCCTCCAGTTGCTTGTAGCGGGCCTCGACGAAACGACCGATGTCCTCGCCGAAGCCCTGCAGGCCGGAGCTGTCGTTTTCCACCTGGCTGGCGCCATTGCTGTTGATGGTGATACCCACGTTGATGCCCGCGCCGGCTGACACGCCCGGCGTCGCGCTGGCCAGTGCCGGGGACGCCGGGGACCCGCCGTCCAGGCCCTGGCCGCTGCTGTTGAGGCGTTCCAGGTAGGCACGCATGCCCGGCTGGTCGACCACTTCCTTGCGCATGACGAACTCACCGCCATGCACGGTGCCCGCGGGGTCGTACTTGCCGCCCGCACCGGTGTAGCCACCGGTCCAGAACGCCGAGCCGCCATAGGTCTGCCCGGCGAAGGCACTGCCCAGGCCGAACTCGAAACCGCCCGCCGTGCTGCCGGCAGCACCCGCCGCCGGTGTGAAGAGGTTGCTTACCGCACCGAAGATGCTGGAAAACACCGCCGAAGCCGCCGCCTGCATGGCCATCTTCGCCAGCATCCGGGAAAAACTGGCGGCCACGTCCTGGAAGGTCACGTCGGCGCCGAAGGCCCAGTCCACCGCCTTGTCGGTCAGGGAATCGAACAGGCTGCCGAAGGCCGCCTTGGTCTGCTTGGTGACGTTGGCACTGATATCGCTGTATTCCTTCCAGGCGGCCTCCATGCCGCTGAACAGCGGCGAAGGCTGGTCCGTCGCGGCGGATGCGCCCGACAGCGCCTCGACCGCCTTGTTGCCCTGGGCCAGGGTTTCTGCGGGATCGGCAGCGCTGCCCAGCAGCACGCCGTTGTCGTCATAGGGGCCGGTGATGCCGCCCTTGCCGGCGATCGAACGCCCAAGGCCCGGGTCCCAGCCGGTCAGGGGCCGGGCATTGCCGAAGGCAGTGGCGTAGGTGGATATGGAGGCCCCGACGCTGTCGAAGGCCGAGGCAATCGCCGTGGTGGCCGAATCGGCCTGCCTGACGATCTGGTTCATGCTTTTCTGGCTGGACCTGACTGCCTTGTCCAGGCTCTGTTGAAAGCTGCCCATCCTGATCAGCAGATCGAGGGTGAGCGTGTCGGATGACATGCTTGCCATGAGGGTTCTCCAGGCACATGGCCCGCGCTGGCGGGCCTGTGCGCTGTTGGTATGAATGACTCGCGCACGCGCTGGCGCTGCTCAGTTCCATTCGTTCATCGCCTGCTCCAGGGTGAAGTCGGCCCGCGCGGCATGAGGCATGAAATCAATCAGCTCAGCCGTGCCGCCGGCACTTCGATGGACCTGCAAGGCGATCAGCGCGGCGCTCAGTTCCTGGCGCCGCATGGGATTGAGGGATCCGTGCTTGTCCCGGTAGGCGATCCAGGCCAGCACTTCCACGTAGGAAAGGCTGGCCTTGGCCTGGGCGATGCTGGTGCCACCGATTCCGTTGAGCACCAGCTCGTGCCACAGCTCGTCCGCCGGGGTCAGCGCTTTGCCGGAGGGTTGTTGACCTCGTTGACCGCGGCGAGGAGCACCAGGCCCAGGCCCGGGTCGAGATTGACCGCGTCTTCCAGCGGCAGCTCCTCGCTACCGTCCGGCCCCAGCAGGATGCTCGCCGAGAGATAGCGGGCATTCCTGAAGCGCTCGGCGTCACCGGCGGCGAACAGGGTTTCCATCACACCGAAGGCGTGACGGCGAACATGCACGGTGAAACGCTCGGTCAGCGGTGCGCCGTCGGCGTCGAGGCGGGTCCATTCGATTTCCTTCGCCACCAGGGCGTCGGCGACGACACCGCCGCTGTTGCGCAACTGTTGCAGGTTCATGCCGGCTCCTTATGCAGTCTTGCGAATCCACGAGGAACCGCCGGAGCGCTGGATCGAGGCGGCGGTGCTGACCACCGCGTTGGCGGCGAAATCGAACGGGAAGTCGGCCACGTAGCCTTCGAAGACGAACCAGGTACGGCTGGACGGCAGGCTGAAGCCGGCCGTCAGGTTGACACTGGCGGTGGCCGCGACACCCGAACCGGCACCGCCGGAGAAGGACACCAGGGGCGCACTGGTGTAGCCGCTGCCGGCGGCGGTCAGTTCGATCGCCACCACCTTGTCGCCATCCAGCACGGCCTGGGCCACGGCGCCGCTGCCGCCGCCACCGCTGATGACCACGCCGGGGGCGCTGGTGTAGCCGCTGCCGCCGCTGGCCAGGGTGATGCGCGCCAGGCTGCCGACCGCGGCCACCGTCGGTGCTGCGCTACCGTCGGACCAGCCCACGGCCCATTTGACCAGGTTGTCGTCGTCGGTCTCGGACAGTTGATGCAGGCGCAGGTGGCTGCCGTTGGCCGGGTCGGCGTTGAGGGTC